AAGATACAGTGAGTCTACTCCTACGAGATATCCATTAGTCCATTCCTCGGGAGATGGTGAAGTCACTGCGTCTTGCATCATTGCGATAGAGCTGCCATCTGTGCATGATAGAATTCCGCCTGCAGATATCACGCTCTTATCGTTGGCCTCCACAATTGCGGTCTGAGTCTGAGTGGTTAGTTGCCAAGCACAATTCGCGAATTTGGACGCGCCAGTAGCTCTAGGGATGAAAGTCCCCTCTGCATCAAAGAATTGGGGGCTCAATTGATGAATCCTCAATAGGGTCGATTTCGAGACTCCTAGGTTCACGAATGAACCCAGATCAATCTCTGACTGTGCATATGCACTTCCGTTTGCGTAGGTTACTTGGGCTCTAATGAAGAATGAGTCACTCTTTGCCATGATCCCCGGAGCTACTACCGGCTTATGATAATTTTCTCCTGACTTTTTTAACAATCTGCCCGGAGTGGGGGGACCTGTCCCCCCGGACGAGGGCTATCTTGATAGTCGGTCGACACTGGGGTGGGGATTACCTATCCCAGTGGACACGCTACCGACTGAATATGTTTCTCTGCGCTAGAGCGCGCCGAATCGCTCCGCGATCCGACTTGCACTAGCTTGAATTGGGTTTATATAAATCTAGATAGTCCGCAAAGCATGGAAGAAGCCGACAAAAAAAGTAAAAGTGAAAGTGAAAGTGAAGAAATGAAGCATGTGAATCTGATATATGACATGATTAACATGCTTACAGAACGCATTGCTAACCTAGAAGAGCATCTGAGGAGCCTAGATCATGGCAATGAAGGAGGGAATGACATCCGAGATGGGGGATGGTTCCAATGAGATGCATGAGAACGAGCTGTAAGGTCCGCATAGACTCATCATATGCTCGCTTCTGTAAGCAGTGTGCAGGATGCAAGAGAAGACTAGGGAGATGGCAGGAATGAATGACATCACCAAAGTTTGGAGGTATTGCAAAACTTGCAAGACTTTAGCGGGATATACTGGAAAAGGAAAACCTACACGGACGATAATTCGCAATACGTACATTTGGTTGGCTACGTGTGACAAGTGTGGCACATTGGATCGGTTTACAGCAATCAATCATGGTGGAGAGTGGTTCGATTGACCAAAGTTGTCCGAGCATTCTCAATCGATCCCCATGTCTCTGAGACTCTGGATGGGAGGGTCAGGAAGAGGAGACGATCCGAGTACGTGAATGAGGCCCTCGATTGGTACCTGAACAAGAATCTCAGAGCTTATCAGGAGGAGGTGATCGAGTCGAGGAACTTCCTCATCGCTGAAATCAATAAAAAGAGGCTCACAATAGGGGGTCTTGAGGATGATTTGCGATCTCTCAGGGCAACAAAAGACTGCCTATGTCTATGGTGTCGGTTGAAGAGGCGCCTACAAGTACAACGAGCAGAGCAATAAGAACACCAACATACCGGGTCCAAGTAAGAAGCAGAGCAGGATCATCCGCAATTGGGTCATCAGACATTCTGGGCACTGTTCCTAACCATTGCTAGAGCGCCCCTCCAATCGGTGAATTCGTACTTCTCCATCGTAATGATGTAGTTTACTGGATTACCGGCAGCATCATTGCCATAAACATACAAGTCCTCGACGATTAGGTTATCAGGATCGAGGAGAGTTGATGGTTGGTCGGCACCGTAACCGTGCATATTCGAAGTTGCCCATCCGATCTGCCTATTGTCGGACGCTACCCAATTACTTGTTGCAGCTTCTTCCTCTGTTGCTAGGCATCCGAACGAGTCCGAACTACCGGTCGTAGGATCTCGCGGAAAGATGTGGAAGGACGTCACAACATAACCCGTATCGAATCGGCCATCGAACAATATGATTCTCTTGACTCCATTATCCGGCGTATCTCCTCTGATTGTGTATTCGCCTATCTTCTTCATACTACATCTTCCTCCTTAGTTGGTGAGCCTTCCTCATGATCTTACCCTGGCTCCACCCTTTCTTGAATCCGCCTGCCTTCTTCCTTCCCATTGCGTTAGCCTTCTTCAGTGCGCGAGCCATCTTGGGGTCGGATTTACCCTTCCTCTTTGGCTTCGGTGCTGCACTTTTTGCAGCTGCAGTAGGGAATGGACCAACGAGCGCGAGATATTCCTCAAGACTCATGGTTACTTCTGCCACTCAAACCCCTCACTGCTGGCTGAGGGCTAGGGCGGTAGAGGAAGCCTGTGTTGCTGTCTCTAGGGTGCATTCTAGGACTACGTTGAGATTGAATCCTGAAACCCAGTCTGCGTTACCATCGATCCCAAGATACAGTGAGTCTACTCCTACGAGATATCCATTAGTCCATTCCTCGGGAGATGGTGAAGTCACTGCGTCTTGCATCATTGCGATAGAGCTGCCATCTGTGCATGATAGAATTCCGCCTGCAGATATCACGCTCTTATCGTT